TGAGTAAACTACCTATGTTAAAAACAATAAAAGATCTTATCATCGTAATCTTAGTTGTCGGTGTGATGATCTTGCTTGGCGTAATCGTAGCAGGAGACTACTATATCGCTCTAAAAGAACATAGACCACCAGACGAATCTGTAATCGTCTTACTAAAAATGGCTCTTACTGGTATCATAGGCGTAGTGGCTGGATACATTGGTAAGGGCGATTAACTGCAATCACCGAACCACTGCAATCACCGGACAAAAAAAAGCCCCAGTTGGAGAAATCCTTCTGGGGTTAAGTTTAGGGAGAGAATATATTACGTCTTACTTCCTGATGGCTCTGAGTAAAACGTACCTGAATTACCTTGATCCACAGGACAAATTAAATTAGGTTTGTCTGGAAAAACAAAACCAAATCCGAAGCTACCAGTTTCTTCATTATAGAACATCATAATCATGTGACCTTCACTAGATATACCTGTAAACTTTAGTGCCTCACCATGTTTACGATTAAGATATTCCATTGCCTTGTCTAAAGGCCCACAATTACCCATAGGGTTAGCATTTACTGTGCTGATACCCAAGGCTGTAATTAATACTGTAGCTCCTAAAATTAATTTCACTGTGATCTCCTATGTAGGTGTTAAAAATAGTTGTCTCTCTGCATATCTTCTTTTGACTAAACCTTTTAATTTACGACCTCCAGCGAACACCCAGCGAGGAAACTCCTCTGCTGCACCCTCATAGTCTTCTCTGTTAACGCGCCTTCTGAGGGTCGATTGCTGAAGCGCACCCCCACCGAGATTAAAAGAAAATGAGGTCAGAGCGTCAAACTGATTCTGGTTTAAGGGTGCGGTAATAAGTCTACCAACGGCTCTTTCAAACTTAGCGATATCTAACATCAACAGTTCTAGTCCTTCTTCTTCTGTGATAGGTGGGGAGTCCATCGTGATACCGTGTGTTGAGCCATATCCTAAAGTAGGAACAGACGCTGGACACAAATATACAGTAGGACTAAACCCCTCAAAGTGTTTGATTAGGTCTACACCTTTTTTACCTATCTTCATTTACGATTCAAAGCCCTTGATCCGAACCAAAAAGAAACGACTGCTGCAAGCATGGCTTGAAAGTTTTCCGAGTTGATGGCCATGATAGCTTCATATATTGCTGCACCTTCAATTGCAACTAACATATAGAAACCCGCTGCTTTAATACCAATAAATGTCAAGATCAGAAGGTAGGTTACGATAGGTCTAACAGATCCACGTAAATTGTCAACCCATGTAGCTGCACGAATGCTAGTATCATGCTTATATATTGCTTTAGTCTCTGCAATATCAGCCTTAGCGTTGATTTCTTCTAGTTTTAACGCAGATCCGAGCTTCATCTGCTCCATTTGACGGTCAATGATAGCTAACTCGTGTGCTCTATCAGCTCTTTCCTGGAAAAACTCAAACACCTTAGGTAACATGGAGCTACCAAATCCTAATAAACTCCCTAAAATGGTTAACATATTACACTCCTTCTTCTGTCAAAGCTGTCCAGCTATACGGAAACTTATCCATCATGATCTCATCCCACATCCACGCTAGATCTTGAATCTCTTTCTGGGCATCCGACCTAGATCTTAGGTTAAATGCTCTAGCCCAAGCATACAAAGAACCAGTCACATAGTATTCTGTGTAGGTAGACTGTGGTAAAACCATACGAGCCTGTTCTGGACAGACACCTTTCCTGATAAGCTCCTCATAAGTCCACAAAGCTTTATCTATAAACTGATCATAGATGTTTACCATCTGACCTCTAGGATTAATATCTACCTCTTCGTCAGATGAACCTTGTTTCTTATCAGCAGCCGCCTTACGCCATACATCAGGTGTGTATGTTTCTGGTGTATCACTGACATACCTACGGCTCACCTCATTATAGCTAAACCCTATCGTATGTTTAAAGCGTTGTCTAGCTACAAAGAAAGGAACTTTTTCTCTTACCGTAATAGTGCAGTGAGTAAAAGGAGTAAAGTGATTATGACTGGCTAGATAGCTAATTAGTTTTTGATCTCGGTTCTCAAGGTTAGCAAAACCATCTGAGAAGTTATATAAAGATTCTTTGTTGAAACTAACCCGTGCTGCATTTACCACAGTCAAGTCAGTTCCCATTACATCAATCAGCTTTGCTTCCATCGTCCATCTCTTCTAAAAGTTTTTGATAAAACTTACCTACTTTAATTATCTCATCTGGTGTTGCAGAAGATTTTATCAGGTTAGCTTTCATGCTTACAATTATAACATTACCTGGCACATAACCTTTTTCTGGTATAATCTTATCTATTGATGGGGAGTTTACATTTTTATTTTTTATCCCTACTTCCATTTTAATACCCAAAACTGGACATATCATATCATTAGGGAATGCTTTTTTTATGTCCTCCTGAGTTAGTTCCATAGGTATATTGTTTCTCTTTGATCTTTTTCTTAGATTTGTAAATGCTGAAATTTCAGGATTTTTTTTATGGAAGTCTTTTTTTAGAGTTGACTCGCAAGATTTGCAGCAGTATTTTCGTCCGTCATAGCGCCCTCTTGATATATAAAATTCTGTAATAGGTAAAACTTTTTTACATACAGGGCATCGTTTTTCGTCAAGAAGAAAACTTAACTGCTCGTCTTTGGGCGTTGAAGTATTCATGATTGTAACCTCTCTCCCATTCACGGTATCTATCAGAGTGTGGTCGAAAAGGGTTCACAGTGTTAGTGCGAAACCCCTTCCGTCCTTCTGCAAAGATATCCCGCATTGGGAATGGATATCTTCTAGGAGCCACAAGATCCTCCTGTTTGAGAAATGTCACAGATATCATGAGTCTCAACGTGCTCTTCAAACTCAGTACCTAGTTTATCTACAGCCTCACTGTAAGGTACGACTGACAAAGGTTGCCCACCTCTAGCGCCATCAGGGTAACAAGTAAAGCCACGGAGTCTGTGGGCATACTTAGCCAAGGTGTTAGCAAAGTTCTCAACTGTGTCTTCATTGTTTAACTTTGACCCCCATTGAGGTAGGTTGATTGTTGAACTAATAGACATATCAACGTAATCCTGCACATCAGCTTGGAACATCATACGACGCTCATAGTCTTCTGCCAGATCCAATGCGCTTTCAATACTTTCTGGATCAACGCCGTAGATATCAATCAGTTCTTGTGCTGCGCTATCAACAACATACTGATACTTCCATCGAGTACCTTGTGTAAGGTAACGCCGCTTGTAAGCTACAGCAAAGAGAGGTTCAACACCAGTAGTAGTCCCAGCGAGAATGCCAATCGAACCAGTAGGTGCAATAGCACGATTAGCGACTGGCCTTGATACAGATAACTCATCTGCAAATTCCTTAGATACTTTATCAGACATACCTTTATAGACCGCCAACCAACGGTGTAACTCAGGCGTGACTTCATACTTAGAGTCGCGCTTGATAAGCCATTCATGCATACCCATCAAGCCCAACCCAAGACGACGATTCTTTTCTCTAGTCTCGTACACTTTAGCGTAAGGTAGGTGCGCTCGTAACGTACCACAGATTAAGAATTTAGTGGCAAGCTCTACGATGTCAGCAAATTCGGATACCGACTCAATGCGGCCCATGTTAATGCTGCCCAAGTTGCAGACATCACTGTCATCAGCAGAGACAACTTCAGTGCAAGCGTTGCGTAACGTATCATTTTCATCCTCCATAAAGTTAAAGGAGAACCCAGGCTCCGCAGTTCGTAGTGCCTGTTTGATGTTGTTAATGAACACACTGCCTACTTCACCAGTCTCCCAATATTTAAGCAACCAATCAGTGTCATAGTTTACACTAATGTTGGTCATATCCAAAGGTGCAGGGAAGTTAAAATCCTGCTCCTTGATTTGTTTTAAGGTGAGGCCAGTGTTTCCCACAGGCATTGTGTCCCAATCTTTAGCTTTCAAAAAGGCATCAACATCACCGTGTTGCCAGTTTAAAGAGGCATAGATTGCAGAACGACGAGAACCACCCTGCATAACTCGTCGCCCAATCTCGTTAATCATTTGCATCTTGGGAATAGGTCCACTGGCAGTTCCACCAGTTCCGTTTAAGACCCGTCCTGATTGTCGGTATACACTGTAGTCAATACCGATACCACCACCTGTCATCAGGCAGGACTCGGACTTCCAGCTAAGGTTAGCCCAGTCTTGTCGGGTATCTTCTTCAGCTTTAAGAAGGAAACAGTTATTGTAAAAACGATTCTTACGACCGGCGTAATAAAGGTAGCGTCCCCCAGGAACAAACTTTAGATCAGTGATATATATCTTCAACTGATATAATTCATCATCGGTCAGAAGTTTTTCTTCATCGCTTCGGAGATTACCACATACATCGTCTACTAGCACATGAGCTAGTTGCTCCCAGTCATCACAGCCTGGATGCGCATACTTTAAATTAAAAATGTCCTCACTAAACTTTGAGCGGAACATTGGATTCTTATTTGATTTGAAACTACTCATCTATTTTTACACCAATCACAGTAATAAGCGCACCATCAATACAATTTTCAATGGCTTCTATAATTAATTCTTCTGCCTCAGAAGCAGCGCCGTGAACCCCATCAGCAGGAATCCACGACGCATCCTCATCAACAGTAATATCAAGACGGACTTTAAGACGCATCAAAAGGCTCGGCCCTTGAAGAAGTTTGTCGTCGCCGCTTGGACCTTCTTGTTGGTCTCCTCGTACAAACGTCGTTTGGCGTCTGCAAGATTTTGATAGGCAACTTGATACTGCTCAGTAGCCATCTCATAATTGGCCTTGGCAGCTTCGTAATCCGCATACTTAATGCTGTTGAGTTTAGCTGTCTTATCTGCAATCTCTTTCTCAAGATCTTTTACAATATAGTCATT